TGCAATGATTGCCTCTGCGTCGGTCTGTGCGGACTTCTCACGGATGCGCGCTGCTTTCTTGAGTGCGCCTTCCTCTTCCTCTTCGCTGCGCTCATCGGCGAACTCAGCAGGCATATGGTACACTTCGTCAAGTGCAGGGTTTCCACTTGGATGCGGCCATACGAAGTGATTGGCACGGGTCGCGTCGGGTACAAGTTCCGAAGTATCGACATGCTTCGGAAGTCCGTAATTCCTCGCCGGTTTCATAGTCCGGGTTGGTTTCGTCTCTGCGTCTGGCATTTGTTATCTCCTCCGTAATCTTCCCCAGAAATCGTACCCACCGATCTCTGGAGAAGGTTACAGCCTGTCGTTATAGTTACGCGCTAACACCGGTGATCAGGTACCCTGCTAGGTACTTGCCGTTGCTATCGATCGCGATTGCCCTCCAGTCGCGGAGCGTTGAGCACTCCACGTACTCACCCTTCTTAATCTCCCACCGGAACCTGCGAACGGAGAACCCACGGGAACCCGTTGTGTCGTCCGGTGCTTCGAAAGTCCTGCCAAAGTGGATGGTGCGGGGACCGAGGGACGGGGAACGGTAGAACATAACGGCTTCGTCTGTTCCGTCGTCTGCTACCCACACACCGCCCGTTGTCAGCGTCTGACCGGCCTTGGAGGTTGCCGCCTGTGCGCCGGTTTCGATGACATCCATCCCGTTTACGACCGGCTGCAGCAGTCGCCGTTTTGTCAGGCCTTCTTGATTTACGTACTTGTACCGGTCACGGTACAGAGGGTGCTGAGAGAGGTACTGCGCGGAGGAGATACTCACCTGTAGGGCGTTTGGTTCCTGGAAACAAGATGCCAGGATAGCCAGACGCCCGGTGGTGAAGTTCGCAAACGGATCAGAGTTGGTCGATGCCGTCTGTTTCCACGATGTTCCGGTGCCGCCCGTTGTGAGTGCAACCTTGTTGGCCGAGTTGTAATTGCCACGGGTGGTGACCCTATTGGCTACGACACGCTCGTTATCCAATGCGAGCAGGTTGGTCACGTTCAGGGTTGCATCCGTCGCTGGCTGCAGTGGGTTGTCGGCGATTGCCTGCTCAGCATCGGTTACCAGTTGCTTCTTCGCGTACTCCCTGCAATAGAACGGCAGGGTGGACATCTTGAAGCTGACTTCCGATGCTTCGTCGGCGGGTTCTCTTGCGCTGTCTGGCAGGTTGTTCACGTCCAACGGTGAACCCTGTACCAGCATCGCCGGGTCATACTGGAAGTACACGTCGGAACGTTTGGCGACCGGGAGGGGTGGCCAGATTTCGTCTGCGTGGTATTCCTGGTTTTTGTACATGATAGACAGGTTCGTGAGCGCGCTGTCTACGTGTAGGGAGCCTATCGGAGGCATATCGTCTATCCTTTCTCCTGCGGAGTAAAACCGACAGGCTTACGTGAACATCTGCAGACCGGGGGTGAGCAGAACGTCCACCAGGGTACCGGTTGCGTCTCCCGATGCATGCGCCGATTGAGCGATGCCGACAATGCCCGTCAGAGTACCGGCACCTGCTGCCGCTCCTGCGATAGAGGTAATCCGACCGGCTGTATCTGCGATCTTTAGTTTGTCTCCGTGTGCGATGGCGGTACCTGTCAGCATTTCGATCTGGACGATACCCGCCTGAGTAACCTTCACGTACCAGTTAGGGGGAGAGGTTGCCGACTGGTTTGACCCTTCTTCGGAGACCCCGGCTATAAGGAGGGAACCCACGACCGTGGTGATCGTAACGTTCCCGACGTTGCTACCAGACCACTGAACTACCCGGTTGGCGGGTATTGCCGCATCACAGGGTCGGGTCTGGGAGATTACACTTCCCTTGCGTCGAGACATTGGTTAGTTCCCTCCTACGGTGCTGAACTGTGCGTTGTACGCCGCTGCCAGATCCCGGTTCTCTTCGCAGACACGGCTGAAGGCAATGTCATACGTTTCGTTCGGGTTCTCCTTCATGCGAGTTTTCGTCTTTTCGGTCAGCTGATTGCCTGGGTTGTCCCCGTCAGCCGCGCCACCTACCCGAGAAAATACACGGGGTTCAGTGGAGAACTGTGCCAGAGGTGCCCGCTTCTGGAGGATGGGAAGAGTGGCTGCGAATGCTGCCGGGTTCTCTTTCGCCATGCTCTTGTAGTCGTCAGCCTCCGCCGGAAGAATGCGGTTGTTCGGGGTACGCGCGAGTTTGTTGATCTCGGCGCAGTCGGCGTTGTACTGAGCAAGTGCCTTCTGCTGTTTCATTTCATCGTCGAACTCGGCGACCTTTTTCTTGAGTTCTTCGTTCTCCGTCTTGAGTGCGGTGAACTCGGCGGACTTGGAGAAATCGGGCTGCTCCTCTTCTTCGGCCAACTCTTCGATGCTCTCTTTGAGGTCATCGTCGGTCAGCTTGTCGATTTGCTTCTCTTCTACTCCCGCGAGATGGAAGAGAGCCTTTGCCTTGTCAAGAAATTTTGACACGGTTGGGGTTCCTTTCTGGCGGGATTTGACCGCCGGTTGGTTAAGTATGAACTCGAAAAACGCCCTATCGCCGTTGTTAATGGTGGGGACATCCTTGAGACCGGGGATCTGAGACATCTCCGCTTTCCCTGTCACCTCCATATGGTGCTGCTGGCAACGCTGTTTCGCCTCCTCCAGTTTCAGGGCAGAACCTTTTGCAGGCTTGTAGTTCTTGCCTTTCGGCCCGGTGTGAGGGGTGTAGCCGATATCGTATGCAGAAGTCGCATCCTTTTTACTGACAGTGTATTTACCGTGCGATGCTTCTGCCTCATGGGTTTCACTCCCGTTTGTACTGCCAAGATCCCGCTGCCACTTCAGATCGTCCCCGGTGGACTTTTTGTCGTCTTTATCGAACCAGGTTACGCTGTCATCCCAGAAAAGAGCCGGGTCAGTGATCTCTGGGGAAGAGAACGCTACCGAGAACGCCGACATCAGGGCTGCATCCTCGATACGAGGGAAGTTAACCCACGCAACGCCCTTTATCTGCTTCGTGGACCGGTCCCACTCCAGAGAAGGCTGCAGCGGAACGCCCTTCTCCTTTAGATGCTCATCCAGCCACTTCGGGATAGAGCATTCTGCAAAGAGCTCTACCCCTTCCCGCCATACTCTTTTGAGTTCCCCGAGTGCTCCATCCAGAGGAGAAGGGCGATGCTCGATGTTGGCAGGGATCGGTTCGCTCATGCTTGCGATTGCTGCGTCTGCTTCGGGTTCTTTCAGGTCGAACTGCTTATCTGGATATGACCCTACCTGGAAAATTTTTCCGGTCCGGGTTACTCTTTCTTTCAGGAACATAGATTTACCTCCTTTTCCTGATCATCAAAGATTTAGCACGAAACTTGAACCGGGTTCGAACGGAAAACCCGATTTACCGCCAACCGTCCGTAACCTACAATCACAATTCACCTTGCAGGGGGTTTTGCCAGACCCCGGAGGAGGAGGAAGGTCATGCTTTGTGTACGGTTCTATCACCGATCTGCTTGCGTACATCGGGCATACTTCGCAATGCTGCTCCACCCCATACCCCAACAGCCAGAGAAACCGCGTATCATCGGGGAATTCAGAGACCCAGGCTTCGTCTGCCGTCCCCCGAAGACGACGGGCGTACAGCAATGCTCGTGATTTCAGGGCAGGTGCCACCGAATTCTCTGGGGTAGTATACCGGCCCGTGACCACATCATCCGCCAAACCGCGCAGGTAACCGGATTGGTCTGCCAGAGTCAGGTGCCCAAATGCCTCATCTTTGCCCTCTAGGGTCAATTCTGGGACATTTTGCGCCAATATGCGCCCAAGTCCCGCCGCGCGTGTATGCGCCCCTAGAATTGAGGCTTCCAGACCCTTCCGGAGTTCCCGTTCGGTAACAATGTTGCCGATATACAGTGCAACCGCGTTTATGATGTCCTTCTGTAGGTTCTGTTGCAACAGGAGAAATGCTGCGAACACCAATCCGTCAGTTTTGTTAGTCTTGGCAGGACGGATCACGCTGCTTTCCTTTCGCGCCGGTCTATTTCATTCCGGTTGAAGATTGCCGTCGTCAAACGGTTAATCCAGACATCCATATCGTGATCGGACATTGCGGCTACCTGCCCGGACTGCTTCGCATCAATCGCCCGTTGCTCTGCTTCTTCCTGCGCCTGCTTCTGCTGCTCAAGCAAATCCTGCTCATCCGCACTAATCGGCGGTAGCTTGAAGGTTTCACGAATTACTTTTGAAGTCGGGGGCATGTTCCCTATACCCACACAGGTATTGATTACGCTATTCAAGGCCGTAATCATCGCCGGATCTTCTCCTGCTTTACGGAGTTCCAGGGTGGGCATGAGACGGAGGGATTTGACACCCCAATTGTACCGCATCCAACGGCGGATGACTTGCATATTGAACCCGGTGGATATTCTCTGGGAGAGAAAATCATACACCGATTGACCGCTATCCTGATGTACATCCGCACCTGCTGAAGTTGCGCCATGCTCCCCCTCCCCCGTACTGAGGTTGTTAGAGTGAATGGCGGAGGATATCTGCCGTACATGCCAATCTGCGGATCGCTGGAACCCGTCGAATACGGTTGTCGGACAGGTAACAAGCTCATACTTGATGTTGTCGGGGATAATGGGAGCCTGCCCCTGCCGTATCTGGTTCATCGCATCCACGGCTTTCTGCATCGCCGTGGGATCCCCATGCGGGTAAGATGCAACGAAGACGGGTGCACCCCACCGTTCCAAGGCAATCGCCCATAACTTTTGCAGTACATCCAGAGCGAAGTAATTCTTGTATACGCTTCGGGCGTCCCCCTGGCCTGTGGGGTTGTTGGCGGACATCGCATGGGTGTATAGCCAGATTTTCTCGGGATGGATGTCACCGTTGTACCCGCCGTCCGGGGTAAAGGAGATGAACCGTTTAGGGTTTAGGGTATGGTCATCGATGTCGAACCCTATCTGCTTGTTCGTCTTTATCCAAAATCCAGTAAATCCCAACCGTCCATCTAGCCCTGAGATGTTTGTGTTCTCCAGCGTACGGTATTGGATTTCTCCCGCCCCGTACCCCAACCATGCCGCCATCTGCATATCGAACAGGACCGCTTCGAAATCCTGCGGCATATCGACTTCCTCATCTACGATATTACTCAGGCAGTAGGTCAGAGCGTCTGCGTAGAACTTACTTTCGGTGTGATCCGAAGACATTTCATCCGAAACAGCCGGTTTGACGGTGAACCCATCCTTTAGGACGGTGTATCGCTTGAGGTTGAAAACCGCACGGCACGCTGCCATCTTCAGCATGTCTTCCATGAAGTCATACCCGAGACGCCCAATCAGGTTGTCTGGATTGAACGGAGGAATACGGTAGGTTGATTTGAATACCCCGTCATATGCCCCGAGGGTAGCCTCCAGAAGTTCGGTCGGATTAATCGGAATGCTGTAGTCTTCCGTCGCCTGGGAATAACGCCCGGATGCTATCCCTCGGGCTTCATTCATTGCTTCATACGGGGTAAGGGCTGTTTCTGCCATCTAGCCTATCTCCATTCCTGCAAATGCTGAAACCGGGGGAGGGGTATTTCTCAGGAGTTCAGCAAATTCCGCCCAATCAGCGGCTGCATCCCCTGCGAAGGAATATGCGCACCCGTCTCCGAAGTCGGGCGATTTTACCCCTCGTTTTGCCATCATGATTTTGCTTTCGATCTGTATCTTCCCGGTGTCAGTTCGAAAGACAAGAGGAAGGGAGAGATCGCGAATTAAGTCCGGGTTGTTGGGGATAGAGATGCATTCGTCCAACGGGTGATCGATCCCTTTCTCCACATATTCATGTGTCTTTTCGAACCGCCGTCGGAGTTTCCACCATATCTCCGCTCGTTTGTTAAAGAACATCTCTTTCGAAGTGCGTCCATCCGGCCACAGGTCTTCACTCGGGGGACCGCCACCGTTTACTCCAACAGGGTTGAAACCCAGGGTTGATCGTACATGGTTGTTCATATCGGTTCGTACCATGCTATCGTAGATACCCTTCGTCGCGGTTCCCACTCCGATGTTGTCGTAATACATGGTATGCGCCCTGCGGTTACGCATTTCGTCGGCTGCTTTGTATGCGCTTTCCGTTGTCAGCATCTGTCCCCAGGATACGACTTCCATAACTTTCGGACCACGCCGAAAGACCATGACATTCCGGTTCGACCCTTCGTCTGCAACGTCGTACCCGGCGATCAGGTGACCCGGAGGATCAGACAGGAAGTCAACAGCACTCTGCACCCACATCCCCGGAATACAGATACCCTCGATCGATGCGTTGAAGTCAATATCCACTTCCTGTGCGACGATCACCGGGTCCATCGTCCGTTTTACGGCTTCGTACCACGCGTCATCCTTACGGGGATCGTCTCTCCAGTGGAACCTGAATACTCTCCAGACTCCTGAGTTACGCTTTGTTGCAAACGGGTTGCCAGGACCGTTAGGTGTCGAAACGTCAATGCGGACATTAGTGTTTTGGAAGAGTGAAGCGTCAACCAATTTTGGGTGTTCGAGGAAGGCACTTTCATCGACAAAATATCGTCTCTTTCGTCCACCGCGTCCAATTTGATCACCGCCTTCTCCAGAGATTATCGAACCGTTCTCAGGGTTCAGGATTTTGCCAGAACCCATGTGCCGTTCCCCGAACCCTCGGGGTCGCATCCAGTCCGGGAGGTACCGAAGCATGAACCGGATCTTTTCGAAGATGCTATCCGGATCTCCGAGTTTGTCTACAAGTTCTAGTTTTCGGGAACCGAACCCGGTTGCATCCCCTCGTTTGAACAGCCAGCACCAAAGAGCATACGCGCAACAGCACCAGGTTACCCCCATATCCCTGGATTTCTCTACGATACCCCCTTCTTCCAACCGGTCACTCTCCTCCAGCCAATGGAAGAACTCCTCCTGCCGGGGGAACGGGTCAAAGGGGATAATGCTCTCAGGCAGTCTCGGGTCGAAGGTATAGCAGTAATGGCGAACGAAGTATACCACATCAACCGAACACCGAGTGAGTTCCCGAGGGATGTTGAGTTTCGGTCGCATTGGTTGGTTACTGGAGATATCCTCCAGAAAATCCAAAGTCTGAGAAGACAGACGATTACTGTGGTAAGCGACTACCGTCATGCTACTCCTCCACCCTTCCGTATGATATCGCCGGAACCCCGCCTTTGTATCGTGTCACCGGAACCCGAAATCTTTATGTAGTCTCCTGCGCCAGACCGGGTTACGTAGATCAAGCGCGCAACGGTCGGAGCAGAGGTTACCCTCCCTAGGCTGAATTCAAAGAGACTTGTCGGACGAACTCGAAGCACCCGGTCTGGATAGACAGGGGGAACAATTACCCCCAAACTTGTCGTCGGGGTAACCAGAGTACCGGAAGGGTATTCCCTGCGGAACCGGGGAAGAGGTACAACCGCACTCACCAGAGAGAACACCGGGACATCGATCTCTGAAGGAGTTCCCATGGCTAAGTGCTGTCGGGATCTAGCCGTTTTATCCGGCTGCCAGATTTCGACATCCGGTAGAGGGGTAAAACTTAGCTGATACGGTTCGTTTCCATACAGTAGGTACGTCGCCATCGACACCGCACGTCGAATTGGTTGCCAGAGTTCGGTATCCGGCATTGGGGTAAAGGTTACCGGATCCGGACCCTGTCCGTATAGGAGGGGTGAAATCAGAGAAAGCGTCCGTCTCTGAGTATCTGCTTTGTTGCGGACCCCCTGCTCGTACCCGTCTGTCGTCAGGTTGAAGTAGGTGAAAGTTGTCGGGTCCGGGAATGCTTTGAACCAGGTAGGCTCGATCGTTGCGTTGAGATTAATAGCCCGTACTCGAACCGGTGCACTATCCGGGAACTCTGGTTGCCAGGAGAGAACCGGGGGTGCCGGAGGAGGCGTGGTGTTTGCGAACCAATCGTACCGGAACCCGTCCCTCCGGTTATCCCTTTTCGGTACCGTAGGTTGGAGATACTGCTGCACCGGAGGGGTGGGGGGTACTAGGGGTTCTTGGAATGCCATCGTTGACTGTATCGCGGTCGTCAGAACCCTTTTCGGAGGTGGCGGTACATCGTCAAACCCCACCCAACGATCCAACGTAGGGACGGGGAAGATCTCCGTTATCGGTTCTGCTAGTTTTTGATACTGCCACGTTGACTGTTGCATTTAGCTTGCCAGTATTCTTTCGAGGGACCACCCGCGTTCCATGAGTTCCATTTTCTTCTCCCATGGAATACAACGGTCGCAATCCGGGTGGCCGCACGTTACTGCGTTACAGAGCATGCAGTAGGTGCGGCGATGACCCGACCCTTTTCTGGAGATGAAATGGGCATTACAATGCGGGCATTGCAGGGTATGGGCGACTTCCACCCCATTTATCAGCATTGTGCCGTGAGGTTTCCGCTCCCATTTTGTGCCGTCGTAGAAATCCGGCATCCCAGGATGGAGTATGACCGGTTCTCTGCTCATTTACTTGACCGTCCCTGCTTTCGCCGTATCCAGATGAGCGAACTGCTCCGGTATTTCGGCGTCCGGGTATGTCTTCCGGAATGCTTCGGCGTAGCACTTATCGCACACCGCGACTTGGACGTGTTCGATCTGGTTGTTGATCACAACCGGCCCACTGTCCGGTGCAACATGCAGGGCGTCCTGTCGAGTGTCGCATCGCTCACACTTCGGTCTGTTATCTTTCTCTGGCATCTGTATCTCCTTTCCGGGGTATGGTACCCGGATTATTCCTCGAACTCAAATGAGAACACGGTGTTGAATGCGGAACCGCCGACCACGAGGGGGACGAGCGAGATGCCGTTGTTGGCGGTCGCCGGAATAACGAGATCTTTACCCGGCTGAGATACCCACCGGAACGACGCCCTCTGGTTGAACGGTATTTGCAGTAGGAACGCACTTGCGGTCAGGGTCGGTCCTACCGACGCTACCCCCTGGTTTGCAGTGCAGAGGGATGCCGGGTCACCAGGGTCAATTGCCTGCGGGGTGATCGCCGCCCCTCCAGCACCCGCCCATGTACCGGCAGAAGTCTGCCTCTGGAAGGCTACCTTGCAAGCGTTGTCAGCAGGAGAAGCATCCGAACCCAGTACAACATCCTGGATACGGGGACGAACGGTCGTAGCTCCGATTAGACACCCGATTGGAAGGGTGCTCGACGCTGTGTTGATACAGTTTCCATTTACGGAATACGCACGGCCCATGGTTTTAACCTTTCTCTAGTAAGGAATAGGGACCGGAGTATCCCTACGAGGTTGCATACTGACAGATAAATCCTGAAAAGTAAAGACGTTCGGCGCGTTCAATTCATGCGACTCTACCCGGTTAAGCACATCCGGATATAGAAGCAGGCTCAGATCATAATCAGCTTTGACTTCTGTTGCAGAGAGTGCACGGTTCCACACACTTACATCGTCTAACGCTCCCGATAAGAACCCTCCGCCAAAGAACTGAACCTTCCCGATAGTGAAGAAACTTGCAGAAGTCGGCACTGCAACGCCGCCCGCATCCGCACCGGTTGCTGCCTGCTTGCCATTAATGTACAAGAAAGCGTTCGAGCCATCCCTTGTACCGCAGATATGGTACCAGTTTCCAATAGCTAAAGAAGAGGGAGCAGAGGTTACGCTAAACTGACTGCTAGATGTAAATGTGTACCATGTAACGTTGCTATTGGTACTGCCTAAAACAAGGTTTGTTTCGTTATTACCCGAGTTGTCGGAAGAGTGAACAATTCTGCGGTTTATAGCATTGGACAGGGAGAAGTCATCCGGTCTGACCCAGGCTTTCCAAGTCATCTGTGCGTAGCTGAATAACCCGGTTGTTGCTACATAACTGCTAGTACCGTCGAATTTTAGCTGTCCAAACCCTCCTTTTCGCGGGGTACCCTGCCAACCGCTACCCGTCCCCATGCTCGTAAGAGTACCCGTCCATAGGTCCATCAGGTCATAGAAAAACTTACCTCCATCCAAACCGGTAAGGGTAAGCCACCAAGCCTGTCTCCCTGCATTAAGCGGGTGCCGCCGATTAATCGGATTTCCAAGATGGATCGGAAGAAAAGTATCGTACCCCAGGGTATCAATCATACCATCTGCCTTGTGAACGGAATGATCGAAAGCTGTGACCCGGCTGAAGTCACATCTGTCTTTGTCGCTTGACCGGTACCGTCATTCTTAATCAAGACTTTGAAGTGACCTGCCGGACAAAGTACATCTCTACTGACTTCCGTTTGCGTGGTGTCAGTCGGTGCAGGAAAAACCACGTCCGGCAATCTCTGGGGAGTAAATCCAGTTCCACCCCGCTCCCAGGTTGTTCCTCCGTCTGTAGACTTCAGGAACCAGACAGAGAACCCGGTATTGGCCGAGGCTCCCACCGCCATTGTGAGGATAGCCCGTAGTCGGCAAAGGGTGTCGCCACCTCCCCCGCCACCACCTTGAACGTTGTTATAGTCTCCAGAGAGTACGAGGGCATTGTTCAGCAGGTTACTGAAATTGGTATTGTTTATCAGCACCGTTTCAGTACCGAGCGCACCCCATAGTTCGTTAGTTGCCATCCTACGCTCCCCTCAATGCCTTGGAGACGTTATCCGTCGTAACTACGGTACCAATCCCCCATAGGACTTCTGCACGGCTTCCCTGTCGGTTCAGAAGGGCTGCGATGTTGGTCTTGGTGACACCGTTGGACGGAAATATAGCCAACAGGCTAGCCCGAGTGTTTGCCCCGTTGATGTCCACGGTTCCGCCGGAAAGTATGATCTGCAATCGGAGCAGTTGCACGTTTGTCAACGCCGCAAACTCAGTAGGATCCATGTTAGCGATGAACATAGCGGTGGGGATGGGCTCCCTCGGTACCTGAAAAGATCCACTTACACCGACAGCATTAATCAGGGTAACGACCCCCTGGTCGTTCCCGGCATTAGTAAAAGCCGCATATCCAAGGCCGGTCGGGTCGGCGTTAATCTCGTTTGCAAGCTGCGTTAGCGTGAACGGCACTTTGGACCTCTCAATCCGTTACTTGCAGATTACCTGCTGATATTGGCTGAAGGTTGCATGGGGTCGGGCGACCCCTCCAACGGTATAATCAACCTGCAGCCGTTTCTCAAACCCAACTGCGAAGTCTGCCAGACCGGGGTGTACATTCCAGGGTACCCCCGAGTTCACCAGGGCTTGGACCTGCGCCGTCACATCCACCGAACCCCCACCGTCTACCCGTTCGTAGATCGCTTTTATGATGACTACGGTTGTATCGGTGTTGCCGCCTCCGGTTCCGCCCGTTCCACCGCCTGTTCCCCCTGCAAGCAGAGGAAGTACCTTATTGGTCAAGTCGGTGATCTGCTGTTGTAGGTTCGCTACCGCTGCGTCAAACTGTGTTTCTGTCACTTGTGCCTCCGTTTCATTAGCTGCAAGTCGTGCAAGGGTGGCGGTATCGAAGGTGAGAGTAGGATCCCCATTCCAGTAGTCGGCAGGCCACCCGCTCGTTGCCTCTGTTTCACTTGCAGCCTCTCCTCCTGTGCCACCGTTGAGGAGGATGTGAAAAGCAAAACTACCTGAGAAATTGAAGACTGATGCGACCGTCTTGCAGCTCTTGAAACCCGCGCCTGGTCGATTGACGAGTGCAGCGACGAGGTAACTGCCCGCGCTGTAGGTCTCGCCCGTATGCGAGCCGTAGCAATGCCAGATAGCAGCCTGAGACGGCGTCGCTATCTGCTCGTCGCGTTTCCCGTAATACCAGAGGAATTGACCGTCGCCGTAATTCTCCCCTCCGGTAAAAATGCCGAAGGTGAGAGCAGGAAGTTGCAGAGCTCTCTGACCATCGTAACCGTCCGGTCCCAGGGTCGGCATGTACATATTCATCGACTTCGGGTACTTCGCAAACTCCTGAACGCAGGCAGGACCGAAACTCAGCCCGAAGTGGTTATCCAGGAGATTGATCGGCGGGAATGCCGCGAACCCGTTGACGCTGATATCATGGCGACGTACGAACCACTGTCTATACTGATCAGTAATCTGGTCATCGGTAAACCCGGCCATGCCGTCAAAATTGAGCTGACCTACATGAGCATACGGACGGCTGAACGCTCCCATCGAAGAGAGATTACAGGTGTCGGTACCGGGTTGCCGTGCATTATCGATCGCAATGTTTGAGTTAACGAGGAATGAGCGTGCAGGCATAAGGTGCCAGCCATGCCCGTCCAAATTCAGCATAACCCAGATCGTCGGGGTATTCCCGAGGAAGAACACATGATCAAAGGGTTGCTTGCCGTACTGAATGACGAGATCTGCACGTAGATCGTAACCGTTTGTCCGGGTTGTCTGGAGAAGGGATACGTTCCACCCCTCCACTGCACGATCAAATGTCCACCCGTTAATCTCTGGCTGGAGTTGAGTATACCGACTTGGGTTAAGGACAAGCAGGACGGTCTTCACGCGGTTTACCCTTTCGCCAGTTTCTGCAAGCTATCCATGGTACCCATGAACCGGTCGAGATCGCACCCATGCCCCGCTATTCCAGGGACGGTTCCGTTCCATCGGTACTGCCAGAAGCTTATCCGGGTCCATGGGGCGACCGAGACAGGTGCAACAGCAGAGAGAGATGCTTCCCATAACAGGTATTGCCGGTATCCTGCGTCCCGTAGGAACGTTTCACGGAAATTAGGGTCACAATATACACCCGGTACCTTGTGGCTCGATTTCTGGAGAGTATCTAGCCAGGCTAAAGTCTGCCGGGTTGCATCTGCTGTTGCCAGGGTAAACTTATGGTTCCGGAACTTGTCCTGTTCCAGGTCCAGCATTGGCGGTAGTTCGTCCTTAAAGTTCCCGACGATCCCGACAAAGTGGGTTGCCTGCGGTCCCCAAGCCTGGTCGTAATGGTAGAAGTGGTAGCTCCCCGTCAAGATACCGTGACTTCGGGCTGCTGCCCTGTTCCTGATATAGAACTCATCAGTTGCGTCGACCCCTTCGGTCGCTTTCAGGTAGGCGAACTTAATCCCTGCTGCTGCAACCTTTGCCCAGTCGATCGTCCCCTGGTAGTGACTGACGTCAATCCCTGGTATCATTTCCGTGCCACTCTCTCCGGTGCTCCGACCCCTGCCTTCATAACCCGTTGCACCAGCCATGCCGGGTAATGGATCGAATGAATACCCACCACACCCCGGTGATGGTTCGCGCAGAGAGGCAGGAGATTGCCCTCTCCTTCGATCCAAGTCAGGAATTCTTCGTCGTTCTCGATCTTGAACTCGGGATATAGCTGCTCGAAATGGGTTACATCCACGATATTTGCCAGAGCGAATTCCACCACGGAGTGATGCAGCTCGATATTTCCGTGGCAGTCCGCATTATCGATCCAGCATTTCATCTTCCCGAGCCGTTCCAACCGTCGTTTCGCGGCATCGAAAGCTTTGTAATGCGGGTCGTCTTCTCGGGCTTCATGTTCCGGAAAGGAGTAGATAAAGGTCTCAGTCTCCCGTTGTTCATGCGCCGGGGTGACCGCAACCGTCGATCCTGCCGGAACAGTGATCGTAACGGGTTCTTGTTCTGGGGTTAGATCAGACATCCGGCCCTCCAGAAGGGATAACCGGAACCGACAGATTGACACTCTGTTCCGTTTCTGCGCTGTTCTTTCTCTGGGAGGCAAGCAGAAGGATACCAATTCCCGACGCAATCTGGCAGATCGGGCCGATTATCTCTGCTTCTTTCGGAAACAGGGCTTTTAGCTGCGGTTCAATCTTCCCTATGAAATCGCAAATCGCCGGAAGGACAAGTCCTAATCCGGCTATTAGGGTGTACCACGCGCTTCGTACTTGCTGTTCTTTCGTTTTCGGAATGACACTGACCGGCGGACTTGTTACGATCGTCGGTGTTGGACCATTCGACGGGGTGATGTTAGGGTTTACCATGCTTCGCCTCGTAAGCCTGGAGCATCTTGCGCGATTTCTGGAAGGGATCAGCTCCGTTCTCGATTGCCCGTACGACATCCCCCCGAACGGCCCCTGTTTCGTCGGCTACTTCCTTCAGCCACTCGGCCTTAATCGCGTTCAAGTCCTCCTGAGCTTGCTTGTCCCCGGTTGCAAGGGCGTGCAAGTCGTATCGAACCCAATCTACCCCGTACTGCAGGCCATGCTGTATCCCCTTGCCGATGCTGGGAACTGCCCCTGCCAACAAACTACCCAAGTTAAAACCGGCCATTGTCTAGTCCTTATCCCCCGGTGGAGACGGCAGGAGGGTTTGTCCTAGCGTTCTCTGAGCAATCGGGGGTTCCATAGTCCCGATTGGCCGGAACCCTCCGATTACACCCTCAAGCTCGTCTATACGGGCTTGTAACCTGCGCCGTTCTTCTTCGTGCAGGTGCTCCCTCTCAACAAGTTCTTGCTGAAGTTGAGCAATCTCCTCTTCGTATTCCTGCTTCATCCGTCGTTTTTCGTCGATCTCCGCGTCCAGTTTGTGACGGAGGGTTTCAACTTCGAGGTTGAGCAGACCTAACGCTTCACGGTTTTGGATGATTTGATCCTGAAACGAGTACATCTTATCATTTGCACTCGACAGGTTGGTGGTCAGAGACTTGATTTCGTCCTTCGCACCCTGCATATCCGCACGGAGATTAGTGATGTAATCCTTCTCCCCGTCCGCATCCTGCTTCTCCTTCGCTATCGCCCTGTTGTTCCTGTTGGTCAGCCATGCGGCGATAAGACCGAACAACCCAACGGAACTTCCAGTCACCCCTACTACATAACCAGCTACTTGTGGATCAGTCGGCATTGTTCTGTTATTCCACGGCAATGCGGCAGTCATGGCAGTCATGGTTGGAGCATCCTGTACTGTCAAGTGGCGGACTCAACACGCCGGTATTATCTTTCGGGATTAAAGCATATCCATACGTTTCGTATCGCCATGACTAACCAGTATGTAGGCAGTATAGAAACCTCCGTAAGATTTGCTTTCCCCTTTGCAAGTGCGATCCAGCAGAAGAGGAAGAAGCAGAATTCCGCGAGCAGGCATAGCCACCGGGCAATCCAGGCTGTCCGCGTTCTCTGAGGGAGGTTGAACAGGTGTATAACCCCCGTCAAGAGGAGTAAATAGCCGGTGCATTGAAGGGTGAAAGGCAGAATTGAAGTTAGGTAACTGCTCACGATGTCGTAATTCGGCGATCGTCCAATTACCACTAAATGACTGCCCCATGCGAGAACGATTAGAGATCCCCAGAACTCGGCAAACTTGGCGGTTCCGAAAACTTCGAGACCCGTTTCTCGCACCTTCTGAAATATGCTCTCAATTGTCATGCGTTCTTGCTTGCGATACCCTGTTTCCGCATCTATGCCGTTAATTTCATTTTGGAACATGGAAACCCCTCTTTTGTCTGTTGGAAGAATTTTCTTCTACCGTTTGGGAGATGTAGAGTTTCCGTGCGGTGTCGTGAGGCCAGTCTGCCGTTCCGCCAAAGACGAACATTACATTCGGGCTGTACTCAACAGGCAACTGCTGAGTTACGAATACCCCCGTCCTTCGTTGGAAGTGGCGATAGTGGATCTTGCCGAATAACCCTGCTTTCTCCTCCTCGAATATGTCGGTTGCTGTCAGAGAAATGTCCCGGAAGAATTTCCAGAACCCCTTTTTGACCGTCGCCTCGATATCCGGAATACGGACATACACCTGAGCGCACTCGTGACACTTGTAGAACCACATCGCCGCCAGGGCAGCCAATTTAGGGCTCGTGTCCAATTCCCCATCTAAACGGGAAATCAGTCTCTCCGTGGCAACCAGGGGCCGTAGCATCGGGATTAGGGGGTGGGACGGAGACATCCCCAGCACCTGGGTGAAGAAATCCATGGGTCCGACATCGCCCCAACCCTTCGCGCCCTGGTACTTCAGGAATTCCCGGCCTGCTTCTTCTTCGAAAACCGACGACGTATCATGATCCATTTCTACCTCCAAATCCACAAGGGCAGAGAAGAGGGCGATCATGCGGTGTGCATTACTCCGTCCCTGCGAAAGTTCTTCGATACGGTTTTTATGACGCTGTTTTGCATTGTCAAAATCTCGATGCGGAGACAGGCTGGTCCACCAGGGTTGTCCGGGTGGCGCAGGTTTACGATCATACCCCAGACCGGACATTAGCGGTGCTCCTCGTGCCCATCCCCCTCTTCTACCGATACGAAGACGGGCATGAAACGCTTGTGAAACTCTTCTTCAGAAAATCCCCGGACCTTCGACCTGTCTTTTACTACCCACAACGGGGGTCTGACCGGGGTTGGCATTCCCCTCAGTAGCAGGGAAACCGCCGAACTTCCAGGACCGAGGATCAAAGCCTTGTCTTCCTCCAGCAGTCTGTTGAACCACTCGGGGTCTTCGGTTTGACCCTGCCCACCGGTCCACAGGAAGACATCTACCGGTCGTGCTTTCGACATCCACCTACCCATTTTCAAGTCCCTCCTTCGCTGTTATCCTGCGGTTCTAACGATTGAGCTTGTCCATCGCCCCACTCCAGAGGAATAGGAACGCTAGGATCGGCCAAAAACAGACAAACAGGCTGAACAGGACCACCGTCCAAAAGAGGTCCTCCACATCCAGCGGTTTACCCTTCTCAATGCATTTGTAGGTCATCCACCCCGCTGTGACGACCATCCCCGCGATGTACATCCACGACCACCATGATCCGATCATCGAATTTCCTCCGTCGAACAGATTGTGAACCGTCCTAATTTCTGCCCGTCCACTTTGCTGTACCGTACCAGCCGAAGGGCTACGAGTTCGTTCAGACGGGCTTCAACAAGGTGCGAGTTAATGGGTGCTTTTGCCTGTGCCTGTACCTGCCTGCTGATATCGTACAGGTGGGCTGGACGGTCCAGCACCTCTAATGCTTGATAGGTGAGTACCTGTGCTGGAGTTAAGCTAACAATGCGCTGATCCTCCTTCGAAGGCTTCTCGACCGGCTGCTCGTTCGGTTCCTCCGTTTCGAGACAGTCAAGCAGATCCTGTATCTTGCCGAAGGAGAGCATCACCTTCTTTACTTCGGCTATTAGCGTCTCAACTGTATGTTCCCTACTCATCGTTGCTGAGTTCTCCCTCCTCGATGTCGTCGTCGTCCGACCCGGCTTCCAGGGATCTAGGCTCGTTGACGTGCATCGCCTCCACAAATCGCTCCTTTACCCGTTTCAGGGCTTCGGCTGCGATCTCCTGCTGCATGATGCGGAACAGGGTAACGACGATAAGTTCCGCCTCTGCAACCGTCACGACAGTTTTGGATGCCACCAGGCGTCGGGTCTCGGCTTCTCCTATCTTCGCCCGTTGCACCATCGAAGTCTGCATCTCTTGCCATATCTCGGTGTTCGTGTTCCCGATCTCTGAGAGAGTCTTCAGGTCCTCGCAACACCGTTTCGCTGCCGCCCAATTGCGACCCTCTAATGCACGGTCTAGCCGTATCCCGAGCATCTGTAGCTTGCGCCACCCTTCCGGGGTCGGCATCCCCTCCATCATCTTCATCACCCGGTGGAGATTAGCATCCATCAGCCCGATCTCTAACTTTAGCGACAATTGCGCCGGGTCGTCAACCGAACGAATGAATACCTCTCTCAGGTCGTCCGGCAGAGCTGCTTCTATCGCCGCCCGACGATCTTTTACCTGCTTAGCGGTCACCCCCTTCTTACTCCCACCATGTTGATGGCACCGTCCATTCCTACGTAGGATCGTCTGCCCGCATTTTCTACCGTCCCCTAGATCATAAGAACAGATCGGCATCCCCAGTCTATTCCGCCCATGAATTACATCCGGTATAGGCGTCGGCATCTTTTACCCCTCTCCATCCAACATTCCAACATCCTTCTATCCCTCCATCCAACTCCGCACCCTATAGGCTAGTACGAGCGCATCAAGAGCTCTAACTCTCGACCGAAAACCCCTCTCCAGAACCCTCCTCAGAACCCACCCATGTTCTGCCCTCATTTTTCACCCATCCAAACCCCCGATTAAAAACGGCAGAAAAAACAAAGGCAATATGTATACGTCCGACGCGTTTTTGTTTTTCTTGACTTCTGAGTTTTTGCCTTTTGTTCGGTTATGAGTTAATGACTTCTAACTTTTCATAATTTATAACTTATAACTTTTCTACACTATACTTCTTAATTGTTGAATTTAATCAAGTTAAAGTCAAGTTAAAGGCAAAAAAGAGAAAAAACGTCATCCATACATATTGCCTTTCTTTTTTCCACCGTTTTTATTCTGGGTCAAATCGCCCGTAAATCGGAGGTTTTACTCCCAGAGAAAACGCCCTAAAAACAACTCCAACCCCGATCCAGACCGATCCAAAAACGATCATGACTCAACTCCATATCTATCAATTCCAACTCCTAACCCAACTCCCGACTCAACTCCATATTCAAAATTGGACTAATTACCGGATTTTCGATCTGTACCCAATCCCGAGAAATCCGATACCCAAACAAGGGAAAATTCAGGACCGTTCTCCAGACGAATTTACGAGCCGAACCCCGAACCCGGAACCCTTCCAATGACGGCGGAATTTGTTCGACAGAGACCACCGTATCACAGGCGCACCGCGTCCTGTTTCTCCGGAAGTTTCTTCCCGTTTCTTCTTGAGGATACCGAGTTCGAACATATCGTCCAACCGTTCTCGTATGGAGGACCGCGACATATCGCACCCATCTGCAATCTCCGCTACCGTACACTCGGGATGCTGGTACACCCATCGGGCTACGTCTAAGTTGTACCCGACGCAGGTATCCAGGGCTACCCGAACAACGACATCGTAATCCTCTCTCCCTATGATTGCTACCCCACCCACCGAAGATGCCTGCTCGCTACGCTCGCGATTTCTGTCGTTATCGTCTTCCCCGAGCCGGACAAGGGCTAGACCCCTCAGCAACTTAGCAAACTGTATCGCAAGCCGGGTTCCTATCTCGTGATCCGGGCGTGCTATGATGCTGTCGTGGAGATCTCGGTGTACTTTTCCCCGGAGCATGGCGACCACCTGAGCAAGATGTATCAGCCGACCGATGACCCACCGTGGCAACTCTGCTACATTCTCTATGTCTACCCGCACACGGAGGAAGTCTCGCGCTATTTCCGCCATCTCTACGATACCCTGCTCTCCTCCGAAGTGAGCCAGGGCACGCTGTACCGTCATATCCACCTCTGCTCCCACCCCTCTCATAAGATGAAATCGAAGAAAACGGTCCCCAAGGGTAGCATCACTCTCCAGGTATATCGCATGGGTAACGCCCGTCAACATGCTAAACCGTCCTTCGTACGAACGGATGACACCGTTTCCGAACTCCCTGTAAACAGAACCGTCGTACGCCCCGCGCAGGGTAGAGTAGATATTATCCTTCTCAGGCTTGTTCATCCCCAGTACCTCGGTGAAGTCCTTGAGAACGAACACCTTCCCTATGAGTTTGGGTATCAGGGAAGGGTCATGCGGTGCCTTGAACCCCGACACAAGAGAGGTCCCCGACATTCGAGAAGCAAGGTATACCTGCTCACACTTCGACAGGCTTTCTAGCAGTGCAGTCTTCCCACTGCCGGGAGGACCGACAACATGTACCCAGAGAGGTTCGCCAGGAAGATCGTTCGTTAGCACGGTAGCGAACAGAACACGCAAAGCCAGGGTCATGTTCTCATCCATCTCCAGGTATCGACGGTACACTTCCAACACCTCCTCAAACGAGGGTCGGCCCGTTCCCTCCCCAATGCCCGGAAACCCCAGAGATGGGCGATTAGAGGGGTTTGCGTCGGGATTAGGAGAAGGGGGTGGAGGGGGTCGCCGTCCGTTCCTGCTAACCGCTCCCGTTCCTGTCCCCTGACCCTGCCCCGTATTCACCCCCTGACCCTGCGGACCTCTGCCGCGATCTCTGGCAGTAAGGACTTCGTTCTCGGTGAGAAGGGGTTCTCCCGTCCGGCCTACGGTGAAGGGTCGGATAACTTCCTGGAGCATGTCGATATCGCCGCCCGAGGAGAAGAAATCCCGCATATCGAAGCCTTCGGGGGTTTCTTCCGGCCAATCCACCCACCGTAACCTGCTGGCTATCGCTCCGATCTGTGCGAACGCCCTCTTGACCCCTACCCGGCCTGCGTGATCATGATCGTAAGCCAGGATAACATCCAGCCCATCGAAGAGTTCCGCCCATGTATCCTTGAAGGCATTGTTGCCAGGAACGGCTACGACGATATCCCATGCGCGATCTGCCACTCTCAGGGCTTCTCTGGTTGCCATGCCGTCCCATGCGCCCTCGCATACCCATACAACTCCACCCTCGCTCACAAAGCTACCACCGGGTGCAATACGCCCCAGAAGTTCAGCTCCCCAGAGACCGGACGGCATACCCGCCAAATTCAGCAACCTACGGCCACCTCGTACTCCGTTATGCGGTCTCCAATCGTAGAACTGAAAGGCCACCATCGATCCCGCCGAATTATAGGTCGGTAATACCCAACGCTCCATCTCATGGTCGTAGACGATACCGGTAGATCTCAACACCGAGACCGGTACCCTTCTGTCTGCCGCAAATTCTAACCAATCCCGGTCGTCTGCCCCTGCGAAACGAAAAGCCAGGGTAGAGGTGTCCTGCGTCAGGTTCCAGTACCATTTCTGGAGAAAACCATAGGTATTCCCCTCTTCGGAACATCTACCCCTTTTGCAGGACCATTGCCCTGTTTCCGTATTGATGTAAAGCTTATTGATCCCTCCACAGAGCAAACAATCTCCAACCCACTCGTTCCCGGTTTCGTGATGCTTAATGAACCCCAGGTCGAGAAACGGGCGCATCTTCTCGGGAACGTCTGCCGCTACTCTAGGAGGCATTCGTACCCCCTCTCCGGATGCTCTTGCAATATTGCTTCTTCCTGTATTCGTTTATTGCCCCGCAGATTTGCAGAGACCATAAGACGGTATCAACAATTCCACCGCTCTTCCGAGGGGGTATCAGACACGCAACTAATAAATCTGCTACCCCTATCTCTACTAATATATCATTAATCGCCCCCAGAAGAAGGTCACCCTGCCGTCGTTCTGTCTCCTTCATATGTTCCGGCAGTTCCTCGAAACTCTTCTTCCACGACGCAGGTGGGTCCTTGATCACCTCTTTTACCGCCATACTCCAAGCTTCTCTGACTGCTTTTGCCATCTCTTCGCGCTCAACCAGGATCAGACCCTGATCCGTGACGCTGCCATCCATTCGTAGTTATCTCCTTCTGTGCAGGTCAACCGTTGCTCAATACCGGAGTAATGGAGAAGTACCCCGTTATGCCATCTTCACTGCACCGAGCACCGCCCGGTATGTCGGTAATAGGCACATTCATAAAATAAAAGGGAACGCCGCAACCCCGGCAAGTGGCGGATACAGATAGTTCCCACCTACCAGAGATATGCGTAAATGATACCTCGGTCTTCAACCGGGTATGCCTACATCCTCCTCTTCCTGACTTTCTGCTTGGTATCCCGCTGCCCGGAAGGAGTATAGGTGAACCGTTCTCTTTCTCCGTCTCCGGGTCCGATGCCGCCGTCCCCGTCGTTTGGGATGCATTGCTCGCATGTACAGCCTGCATGAGTGCAGTGATGCTCGGATCTCGGGCCGAGTTCAGGGATAGGTCTGCAACCGGAGCATAGGTAGGGTTCTTCGACCCCCTCTGCTGCTTCTGCGGCCTCGGCAACACAGGCATCGACAAAGGCTTTCCGGTCTGCGAGGACGCTGTCGAAGGTTGTGATTTGTTTGCCGTCGTAGATGCGGTCCGTGGGTTCGAAGGGGGACCCGGAGGCATAGTTACCGATCTGGACACCGTAGGGGATTGAGGCAGTCTCCCCGTTCCCATTCTTTGCCCCCTGGTTGCCAATTCTGGGGGTTTCGGCGGTGGGGGTGGTGCTTTCTCCCTCCTCTGTTCCGTCGGTGCTTTCTTCCGTACCCGTACCAGCATCTCCCCCGTCTCCTTCTTCGTCTACTGTCAGGATTGTTCGCCGCGCTGCAACCAGGGTTCTATGTCCGAACGACAGAGGGACGACAAAGACTTCGGTTGCATCAGTCTTCTCGAATATCTCTTGGATTACTATAGTCGGAATTTCCGCCGATCCTAACCCCCAAGGCTGGAGCCATTCCCTATCGGTCGGTTCTACCCCTTCTCTGGAGGAATACATTACCGCGCAGACATTCTGCCCGTGCACCGTGTTAAGGGTGTCACCATCAACCGGACATAGAAGTACGATACCCTTCTTGTGCTCACTCTCCGACATTTCTTCCTCCTTCTGCTTTTGTTCCGCTGACTTTTGACTTTCTGCACGTACCCCGAAGAACCAGTCTTCCAGTTCCCGGAATAACCATTGAACCGGGGGTTGACCGCAATCAGCGCATATTATGCCTGAATTCATCTCCCCCTTTGCCACAATCTTGTTAAGTCCCGAATCGATCTCCAGGATACCCTTCGTGTTTATCCGCCAACACCTGCTACCGCAGTTTCGGCAGTAGTATTGATCTCTGGGGGATTGAGCCGGACCCGCGTATGTCGCATTCTGGAATGTCATACCTCAATTGCCTCCGCTACGTCCCACTGCTTCTCCACCTTCTTGAACTCAGCGAGCATCTTGACCGTTATCTTCGGCCCATAGGGGATCGCCGCTGTAATGTCGATAGGTACATCCTCCAGGATACGCTTGATCTCCTCGTGTATCCATGGCGCATCAAACCGCCGGGGGATCTCATACACCAGTTCATCATGTATTGTCAGGAGAAGGTGACCGCGAACATCCTCCCTCTGGAAGAACTCATCGATCATGACCATCGACGACTTGATCATATCCGCACCGGTGCTCTGGATGAGGTGGTTGACCGACCGATATTCGAACCCGCTTTCCGCCCGTAGTTTCCGGCCATACGGGTTCACCACGTATCCCTGAGACCGGGCCATTCGGATCATCGTCTGCATGAAGATCTTTATGTCGGGCATGGCTTGGTCGAACTGGTTCAGCCATGTACGGGTTTCCTCGACCGTTCCACCCATGTACCCGGCCATCTTCTCAGCACCCCCGCCGTAGATCTTGGCAAGGAACGAGGTCTTAGCCCGTGACCGGGTTTTCTTCTTCCCGAGGGTTCGTTCGGCTGCAACGATGTCGTAGTTGAACTCGGATAGCCATTGGTTAGCAAGTTCGAGTTGCCGCTGCTTTGCCCCGCGCCGTAGACTGTCTCCTCTCTTCCATCCGAGATGCTGCCAGGTTTGGACTACCTTATCGTAGTATGCCCCTTCAACCGGCCACTCTTCGAATAGCTCCAGAGAGATGGCTGCCATATTCAGGGCATGGGGGTTGTTGCGCCCTCCCCAGATACGGTTGGAGGTTGCTTCGTAGATATCTTCCCCTCTCTCCATAACCCCGAGGAGGAACGGAGAACGGGAAAGGTCTGCGAAGATACGGACTTCCTGTTGGGAGTAGTCTACGGTGTACATCCGATACCCCTTCCGAGGACCGAACACGCTCCTAACGGTTACAGCTTGAAAAGCATGGATCTTCGAAGATGCGATTGTACTCACTTGCTGCATGTTTGGATCTCTGCAACTAAAACGTCCGGTGGCCGTCCCAACCTGATCGAAGCCAGGGTGCAGGGCTTTCCCGCCCGGAATAATGGTATCCGGGGTACTGAGATCCCGGTATACCCCGAGGAAGGTATTGGTTCGTTGGTAGTGCATACGATAGAGGATGAGGTTCCGAACAAAGGGATGCGAGATATGAGGAGTGAGAGCTAACAGCTTGGAAGATCGGCCATATTGCGGGTCTACGTCAAAACCGTACCCGTCGTACATGATCTTGACAATCTGCGGAGGAGACGCCGGGTTGAACCCTACTTCGGGCTTCCTGCCTATCTTTGCTAATTCCCGGTACCGTTCCTTCGGGGTGCCCTCAACCTGCTCCTCCGTCCACCCTAGATCGTCCTTCAGGTGCGCCTTCATCATCTCAAGAGCTTCTGCCGTCAGTCTCTTGGAGACTTTGATCTCCTTGTCGATTTCTTCGAAGGAAACGGCGATCCCCCGGTCTTCCATCCCCCAGACAGTATGCCAGAGTTCCATCTCCCGCATATAGGTAATGCGGCACTCCCCCTCCCGCGCCATGATACTTTTGTAAAGCATGAGCAATACTGCCGTCCGTTCGCAGTCACGACGGCAGTATTGCTCACAATACCAGTATGCAGGGTCAGAGGGGTGCAGCATGTTCCTGAGTATCCATGCGTCCCCTCCTGCGTCTTCCCCCAGACAGTAAGGAAGTTCGTCTTCCGAGCACTCGGGGTTGTACTTTATGTACTGTCGGTTCGCCGCCTGAGCCCGTCGTCTGCATATCTTGATAGCATCGTCCATCTGCTTTTCGTCGTCGGTACCGATGTTGGCATACTTCTTTGCAAGGTACTTCAAACCGTACGCTTGCTCAACCGTGTAGCATACCCGAGCCGCAATGAGGGTGTCATCGAACCAACCTTTCTGTTCCACTCCCAGAGATTGCAGCATCCGGATGTCAAACCGGGCGTTATGGTACACCTTCGGAATGTCGGGATTGGAGACGACGGAACAGAGGAATTCTAGATCCTCCTGTTTGGGCGTGACGATGCGGGTCTGTGGATCAACTTGCCATTCACAGTACCAGGTATTGCCGTCCTGATCACACATCCCTACGGAGAACGGACGGGCGTCCTTCCAGGTATGCAGGCCTGTCGTTTCTGTGTCAACTGCTACCCAATCTCTGGGGGAAAATGAAGCATTGCGGCGTTGAGTGCCGGTGCGGGGGGAAGTGCGAACGAGCATAATCGAACTCCTGAGTATCGCTTGCCTCACGGTCAAGACTTATGTACTCTGAACGAGAAGAAAAGGAGAGGGTAACGAAAGGGGTCCACGCTACCCTCTCAACCGGATTGATAACGGATGGAACAAGCAAGCACGCTATCGAGCCGGAATTACACCCCTTCGCGGTGGCGGAGGTGGCGGAGCCCCTCTTCGCGGAGGAGGCGGAGGCTTCGGCTTGCTTGGAGCCGAACCTACGACTTTAGCAGGTTCCGGTAGCGGAGGGGGAACCCGGAAGACTCTAGACTTCAGCCCTGCACACTTAGGACAAGGACGCCCCTGGAGATTTGTGCCGATCTTAACCTTGTCCGAACGATTGTAGACCTCGTCGCATTTCGAGATAACGCAGTAGGTCAGGAGTTCGTCTACTTTGTGCAGGACACCGTCTTTCTCTATATAATATTCTATATCCATCTCGCCCTTTCCTCCCTGATTTTCCGCCGATAGTAGGGGTTTAAACCCCTCCCTTCGTCTGGGGTTCCCGGTATCGAACCGGTTGGTAGGTATATCCGTCGTATTCGGTATTATCGTCCACCTACTTCTTCTCCCTTGATGAACTTAAGAGCTTCTTGCCTCGCAAGTACCCTATGTTTCTCCTCTTCCGCTTCATCGATGGATTCTCGGCTGACGTATGACAGGCCCCCGTACCCGGTGAGAGAGTACCCTATGAGTTGAGCGATCTGCATCCGGTCGTCGTCGTCAAACGGCATGACTGCGATATCGTTGAGGCTTAGCTTCCCCGAGGAGAACAGCCACCGGACAATCTTGTTCTCTTTGAACCGGGCAGCACCGCTTTCATCGATCACTATAGGTTGCATCGGGTTCCTCATTACGCGGTTACCTCCGCGCCGGTATCGACATCTCTCCCCCAGAGGGAAGCACGGGCTTGCCGGTCCGCCGCCATCCTCTTCGCCGCAAGAGGGTCGGAGGTTACCCAGTCGCCGGGGAAGGTATCCGCGTTCTCTGGACTTACTGCATCGCTTTGAAGAAGGACTTCTTCATCTGCGGGTATTTCACCCTTAGGTCCGTAGATGGTATTCAATCCGGTATCGTGCCATTTTACCCACATCGAACCCTGTGTCCCTTCGGCGACTTCCTTTGCCTGCGCCGCATTATGATGTAACCAGAGAGAACACGGAGGTGCCGCACCCTCTTTCCCAATCAACCGTTCGACATTGATCTGGTTGAAGGGACACGCGGAGAATTCCCCGGCCTTGAAGCAGGGAGGATCAGTCAGGCTGCGCCCGAGGAGAGGATCGATAACCCGTAGCTCCGATGCCATGCCCGTTACAACGGGTTCCCACAGGTCCAGCTGCGTAACCCAACACGAACGGCGACCGAGGATGTGCTTCATGCTTTTGAAGTTGACGTTCCACGCAATACGGTGCGTCACCCCGACAGGGAGAAGCTGCCGACAGTCTTCTATCGGTATACCTGCTTCCTGGAGGAGACGGTACGCGGTCTGTACGGTGTTCAGGGCATCTCTGTAGATGTGTTCTGCCGACCGGTACGTATTCTCGTACACCTGGCAGTCTACCCCTTTCAGGGTGTCGGGCAGATGCCAGTCTCCGTTATCGTAGAAGTCTGAGTAATCCAGCATGCGCGCCCCGAGTGCCCAGAACGCACTCTCTGCCACATGAGGAACAATGTCCGCACCCAGACGGGGGTCAACCGCCGTTCCTATACGATGCCGGACTAATTGCTCACGGAGGGAAATCGGAATGTTCTCCAGTTCGAACGTGAAGTTCAGGAACTCCACGACGGGGATCGCCTCCCCGAGAAGATTGGCGAGCATGTTCCGTAACCAGGTACGGGCGACTTCGGCGCGACGTTCTCCTTTATTTTCAAACCCGAGATCGGTCGCTGCGTTGAACATATCATCATTAGGTATTGGGTATCTTTCAATGTCCCATGATACCAAGTTCTGGAGTTCTGCCGGAGACGGGACCGCGTCATTATGGCGCGACTGCAGCCATACGTACAGGAGGGTCCCCAGAGGATTGGTCGGTGCAGCCAGCAGGGATACCCTGGTGGATTTGGGGGTAGGACTACCTAACATTTTCAATTCTCCTTCAATGGGTGAGTGAACAAATGGGGTGCCGGTTTTGAGAGGACCGGCAACCTCTGGGAGAGAACCGACGGGCTTAGAACCCGAGGTTCTTCCTGTTCTTCTTAAGGAAGTCCAGGAGGTCCTGTCGTGCGTTCTCGGCACGCTCTTCTGAGAACCGAGTATCTCCCTTGCGGTAGTTCTCCTGTGCCCACCGAGCGCGAAGGGCGATATGGGACAGGGTCGCGACCGTCCGAGCGATGGGCAGTTCATCATCTTCGCCGTTTCGGATACGCGGTTCCTTCGCCTTTTTCGGTGTCTTCTCCTTCGGTGCACTCGGAAGGATGCGACCGGCGGCTTTCTCGGACTTGATGAAGGCCATCTTCGTCGCGAAGTTCATCACGGTGCCATCTGCGTTGTAGTAGACTTTCTTGCCGTCTTCCCCTACTTCTACGCGGGGTCCGGCAGAGGATGTCTTCTTCTTGCCTGCTGCCGGTGCTGGAGCAGCCTTCTCTGCCACTTTCGTCGTTTTGCCGGACGCCGGTGCGGGCGTGGGTGCCGGGGTCGTTTTCTTACCCTTCACGGGGGTCGTTGCCGGTGCTGCTGCGGTCACAGTCTTTCCTTTCTTTGCCGGTGCGGGAGCCGGTTCCTCTTCCTCTTCCTCTTCGTCGTCGTCTTCCTCGTCGTCGTCTTCGTCTTCCTCGTCTTCGGTATCTTCCTCTTCGTCGTCGTCTTCCTCGTCGTCGTCTTCGTCTTCCTCGTCTTCATCTGCGGCTGCGTCGGAAGTTTCGAGGATAGACGCAGGAAGATTTCCGGCCCGGACTGCCGTCTCGATGATCGGTCGCGCCGTTTCAGGGAATGCGAGGTACAGGTCCTTGACCGCGCCCTTGTCCTTGTTATCCAGGATCTCGATGACCCCCTTCTGTTCCAGGGAACCGAAGACCGCCTCGCGGGTCTTGCCACCGAGGAGAGGAGCGATCCATGCCGTGCTACCGAGGGTTCCGTCGCACCCGTCGCCGCCGTCGTTCACAATCTTCTTGATGAGTGCGGTATCTTGTTTTGTCAGGATAACGGGTTGCGCTGCTGGTGTTCTTCGTGCCATTTTCATTGCCTCCTTAAGGCTGTTTATTGGGTGTCCGGGTTCTGCCGCCCGGACTTCGGCTGTGTAGAAAACTATGCGAGTTCGAGAGACCGGAGAACTTTTGCAAAAGCAACCAATCTTCGGTTTCCCCCTTCGTTCGCCGTTCCGGTTACTCTATTCTTTTCGCTGATATTCAGGAAAAGACTGGGAGCATGATTTCCGTCAATTGTCGCTATTCCGTATCTCTCAAAGTTGCTACCGTTGCATCTCACTGCTTTAACTCCCACAAACTTGGGGAATTTAGCGGCTATTTCCTTTGCTTCCTCCATCGAATTAAAGCCGTATACGTTAATACTCCCACCTTCCTCGACCCTTGCAATTGCTTCGTCTACTGTTAGGTTGTCTGCAAAGTATCCGGTGGTGATTTTCATCGTCGTCTCCGTCAATTCGTTGCGGGGATTTCGTCTCTCCCGACTTACAAACTTAGTATAACACGACTTCGGCGGAATGGCAAGGACTTTTGGAGTTATTTTCGAAAATTTATCGTTTTTTTTTAGCGGGCAAACCCGAAGAGTCTACGGAACCGATGAAGGAATTCCCGTTCTGCCACAATTGGGTTCCAGCAGTGTATGTAAAGACCGGGATATGGTAGTAATCGGTCCGTGAGATGAACTGCTCCGTGACTGGGCAGTAGCTGCTGGAATTCCGTCCCTAGCACCCGGTCGTCAAGTTCCCCGAGAAAATCCGGCATTGGCCACTTGAACCTATATTTCTGGGAGATAACCTGCATCAGCCGTTCCTCCGCGTCGTGATACATCTGTGGCCACCCCTCGTGCAACTTCAAAGGACGGGGTATATCGCAGAGATACGCTTCGGACGCGTCGTGCATTAGGGCGCAACGGCAATCCTCCAGGGTATGCTCAGTCCCATATGCAATGTCATGCACATTGCAGGAGTGCTCTGCCACAGAGTAAAACTCACGAGTATGCCCGTTGAACCGGCAAATATTACTCAGGGCATGGGCGATATCCTCTATCCGTATCTCCTCCGGTCTGGGGTCAAGAGGGTACATCGCCTGGTTCATAAAGGTCAGTATCCAATCGCCCGTTCTGGTTACGTCCATTACTCTGCCCTCGGTTCTGTCTTCTTCTTGCCAGTGTCGGCTAGCTGCATGTACGACGAAGAATCTACCCCGTCGTCTTCCCGGTACCCCGGTCGAGCGAACCGTAGACCCTTACCCCCTGCGTTCATTGCGTTCACTAGCCACCCTGGAATAGGGTGCGGCAGGAGAAGGTCGTAATGTTGCTGTATCAAGGCAGTAAGGATCAACCCGTGATTGTCTGCCGTCCTGGTTGCGTCGCCGTACAGACGGTCGCCTCGTTCCTGCGCCTCCGCTATTTTTGTATCGATAGTATCCGGGGGATCCTGTTCAGTGTCCCTCGGGCTTGCCGGGGAAGGTGGACCCTCTGCTGAATCTACCGGAACTCCTTCTAGTATCTCTGCCCGGAACTCCTCTGCAATGAGTTCAACCTTCTTGCCCGTGCATGCCCGTAGGTAGTTAACGACATCTTCCACCCTCATGCCGTCGAAATTCGACATCTCGTACTTTATCTCCCTGGTAAAAGGGTGACGGCTGCGATCTACCAGGGTAACGACTATAC